GTCACTGGCCTTGACGGGTCACTGGGAATTCTTGAAGGAGATTTTGCCCGGTTTGACTCGACAATCCACCGCCGCCTTCTCGAGCTTGAAGCAAGGATCTACAAGTATCTTGGGGTGACGGAACGTGCTGTCCATGCGATCCTTTCAGGCATATTCACCCGTGGCCGTGACAAATGGGGCAACAAGTACAAGACAGATGGTGGTAGACACAGTGTTGATCACAACACCTCCTGTGGAAACACGCTCCTCCAGGGGCTCGCCATTCTGTTCTGTTGCGCCTTCCATGAGTCGACGATCACGGGCAAACTGCCTACCGCCACTGAGTTGTGTGCCAAGTACAAACTCACCTTGCTATTGCTCGGTGATGATAACCTGTGCATTGGTGACAACTCTTTCCTGAGCAAAGTCCCTCTCAAAGACCTCTTGCTCAAACTTGGGCTGGAACTGGAGCCTAAGTATCACACTGGTCCGACCGCTGCCGCACGAGCTTCATTCTGCTCTGCCCGGTTCTGGCCAACTGAGTCCGGTGAGACCATTCTTGTCTCAGGACCTGGACGAGCACTATCCAAATCGGGATACCTTGTCAACCCCCCTCCCAACATTTCTCTCGAGAGTATCGTCCGCGGTGACGCTCTCGGCCGTGCACGTGACAGTGCTGTCATTCCTTTTTCCAGGTTGTACTGGAACCGCGTGATTGAACTCACTGCGGGGCACCAGGCTGTCGCCACTCGTCTCACGAAGAGAGAGGCAATGTATGGAACCCACAGCACGGTCAAGCATGCACCGTGCGCCGCATCGTATGCGATGACTGAGGCCCTCTACGGACTTACCCGCTCACATGAGCTTGAGTATGCCGCCCTGCTTCAGCAAGTCAAATCGTTACCCTGCGTCTTGGACTATGCTCCCCTCCAACGCGCCATGATTGTCGATGGTGTGTTGAAGGGTGATGATATCTCCGATGGCCAGCCATTGGAGACAACCCCGGCGATGGATGATGCCACTTTCGTGATTGGGCTACAGTGCTGCACACAACAGGTCGATACCGCAATGGTTCCCTGTTTGCACTGCAACCAATCCCTTGGAGTGTGCAAACATTCCCACACATCGCCCGACGTGCTTCCGACCACCAGGTCGGAAACTGAGGCGGCCTGCCATGCCACTGAGAGTGACCAAATCGCTCCTTGCATGATGGGACACTTCTAAACTCACACGTCACATCCCTTTCTTTCTTT